TGCATCGGCTATCTTGACACTACTGACAGCGAGGTCAGCTATTTGAGCAGTACCCACCGCCAAATTTGCTATCTTCGCTGAAATTATAGCTGCATCGGCAATTAAGGCAGAAGTTATGGCAGCATTGGCTATATGGGCTGTCCCAACGGCTGCCGTTGCAATAGCAGCAGAGCCGACCGCTGCATTGGCTATATGGGCTGTCCCAACGGCTGCCGTTGCAATAGCAGCAGAGCCGACCGCTGCATTGGCTATCTTAGTAGCTTCCACCGAACTGTTAGCTAATTTTGCTGCTGTAATAGCCAAGTTTGCCAATTTTTCGGTGTTTACGGCTGCTGTAGCGAGTTTTGCAGTAGTAACTGCAGCGTCTTGAAGCTTTGTGCTGTCTATGCTAATGGGGGCTATTTTTGCAGTCGTGATTGCTGCATCAGCTATCTTGGCAGCAACCACGGCGAAATCTGCTATTTGAGTAGAAGTTATGGCAGCGTTGGCTATGTCTGCGGTATTTATCGTTCCAGGCTTTATATATGTAGAGTCATCTACTGTTTCGGCACGTGACCACAAATTAATAAATTCGTATATCAACGACGAAATTAGCCGTTGTGCCCAGCTTTCAAGGTTGCCTGAATAATGAGGCAGATTGGGTGTTCTTGGTAAATTATCTGCCATGAGTTACCTCATAAATAACTTTCATACCATCAAATTTGAATGGGCTATCTACGGTATCTGTATAAATTCTGAATCTAAAATATTTTGCATTCACTCTTATATCTAACTTCCAATCTACAGAAGGGTTGAAATTGTAAGCACCACTCCAGATAACTGGGTCATCCAGTCTATTCCTTTGTCCTATTCGGAATTTCAGTACTGAAGCTCTACTTCGGACGAGAGGCATTAAACGGGAAATAGCCTTGTATCTATCAAAAACGCCCAGATCATATTCGTCAGAATCTATATAACCAGTGATTGCATTGCCATCGGGGTCATTCTCTGTAATCCCCAAATTGCATATTTTTTTATCAAAACTGCTATAAATAGGATATGATGTCGGGTGTCTATCTACAGCAGCCCACATTTCCAAGTCTTCAAATGTCCACGAGCCATTCCTGTAGTTATATATACATGCTAAATTTGGATATCCACTAACTCCAGTAGGCAACACAAACCATACTTCCCCCTCTTCCGTTACTGGAAATACGAAGGCTTTGGAAATCTGAGATTTGTTTATGGATGCAAACACATCATATTTTATGCCTTCTCCGATTGGTGTAGGTTGTGTTCCATCAAAAACATAGAAATTATCTCTGGACATAAAAAAATGGGCATTCCCTATAGTAGCTAGGAGATGTTTTTTCCATAACCCTTTTTCTTTAGCAATACTTCTTGTGGCAAATACCAGCGTGCCTCCTATATATTGCATTGCGAAAATCTGGTCTAAAGCGTAAACTATAAAAAAATCGCCTAGTGCATCGCCTCCGATTAATGGAGTCTCACACTCGTAAAAATCATAATCGCCCGCTTCGTTTCCTGGTGCTGGAGTCCAAATTTCGTAATTATCAATATCAGACCAAGCTACTCGTTTGGGATAATTTGGTAGTCCAAGCAACATTACATGCCGTGCAAATGCTTTAGCAACATTCGCCTTTGGCGGAATTCCACCCAAATCGGCCACAGCATTGTAGGGACTAACAAATTTTTGGACATTATCTATACCATTTGTAAAAATAATCACGTCTCCAAAGGCACAAAAGCTCCAGGGAGTGGCATCTTGAGTTCCAGTTTCGGTATCGTAGCCAGTATAATTTATCTTCAAATTCGTTTTAGTACCTGCTATAATTTTTGCCATAGTAGTTTTCGTACCGCTCAGTACATAAACAGCACCCGCAGCAGTTTTGAAAGCAAAAAGCCCGTTGATCCAATTCGAATCCGCCGTGTCATAATAGACAGTTCTACCTTTCATTTTCTGGCATGTTCCATCCCTAAAGCGAACATGGCGACCATCTAAGCCATAACCTGCTGGAAGGCTACGAGGGCCATAATCCTTTAAAATGCCTTTATTTACAGTAATTATCAGTTCTGGCAATTAGAACTCCACCATTTTGATAAAAGGACTCGAATTGTGTAATTCTTCACTTAAATGATCTCGCTCCAACTTTAAAACCGTACTGTCATAAAATGCCTTCCAGAGCATTATCCTCCCGTCTCTCTCAAGATATGGTTCTGCCTGAAGCAATGCACCAAAAAGTAAAGTTTCCCATGCATTTGTAGTCCACCAATTTGTATCTGTGTCATTTTGCAACTCCGCTGAATATTGTCTGTAAAGAAGGTCATAATCATAAGATTTATCAGGTGTTGGTCTAAAGAGGAATTTACTGGAATCCCAGAGGGGAGAAAACAGCTTCGGTTTGCTTTTGTTAGTGGTCAAATAAGGATATTCGGCTATAGCTTCCTTTTCATTTCTCTGAATAAGTTTGTACCTTCTGTCGTCGTCTATCAGCCAGAAAACTTTTACATTTTTAAGCCTTACAGGAAAATCCCTATATGTTTCTGACGAAGAAAAGGTTTCTCTTTTTTCCATAAATCTCCAGTTCTTTCTTTCAAGGTCTCTCTGGGTCAACTGGATTAATTCGGGGATTAAACCATTGAGGTCACTTCTATTCAGCCAATCGGCCACTTTAATTTTTAATCCAAAAAAATCCACGATACTTCCCTTTTAATATGGGGGCAACCCTTGTGGTTGCTCCCCTTCAATTGCTGTTATATCTCCTTTGTTAAATATTTGTTAAATCCAACGCACTGGCACTTATTGTTGCTGGTGCACTCGCTGGTTTAGTTGCCGTTATTGTTGCTGGAGATGAAGATGCAACCGCTGCCCTTATCAAGGCAAACACACAAGTGCCATCAGTATATGCCACCGTGGTGTTCAATGCATTCAATGCTGTGGTGCCGAAAGTAAAGGCACCATCTGATTTGGTCGCTGTAACAGTTCCCATTCTTGCATAGTTTGCTGCAACTGATGGCAAGCCTGCTATGGCTAAAGCTGCACTGTCATATCCTGTTGCATTAGCAGCAGCGTTTATTACATTAATTACTCCATCTGCCCCAATATCCAGTGCCACAGCACCATATTTACCTTGTGGAATTACATTACTCCCGGGTGCAGTACCAGCAGCAACAGCAGCCTTTGTATATTTTGCACCGTTAATGATGTAATCGAAGGCAATATTGGCAACATTAGTTGCTGTTGTTCCTATTGCCAGTCCTGGTAAGCTCATTAATCCACTGCCTGCCAGTCTGTTTCTTATGTCGTTGACAAGTATTTTTATATCATCGACAACAGTCTTGAAAGTGGCATGATCGTCATGAAGTTCCTCGATGAGAATTTCTACACCGTCAGCAGCAGTCTTGAAAGTAGCATGGTCGTCCCTGAGTTCATTAACGAGTGTTTGGGCATTCTCAAGAAACTTAACAAGGCTTGATTGCCAGATACCCTGTCTTGTAATTTTCTCTCCCATTTTTTTGCCTCCTTAAGTTCCCATTACTTCGATAACAATCGGATCTCTAATCTCACGTCTGTGTCTCGTGAGGAATATGTCTCTTAACTCTTTTACTTCTGCCTTTGCCATAAAGGACATATATTGGTTCGACTGGTATATCGCCTTTTTGTCTGGATTCATGGGGTCTGGTCCCACAAAGAAAAGAAGTTCGGCTTTAAGTGCAGGGTCTTCCACAAAGGCACAGTTTTCGTAGACATTGCTTTTTTTGTCTATATAGATTCTATCAAAGACAACATCTCTATAAGTTCCTTCCTTGTCTTGTAGGTAACGGGAATGATAATTGTTTTTGTCTTTCGGGTAAGTTCCCACAAAAACAAGGATATTCTTTTTTTCCTGAAACGAGATGTCTCGTAAAAATTCCCTTTGTTCCTCTGTAAGAGAATCCACAATAGCAATTACCTTTGCTTTGATTTCAGCCCTTTTCTTTTTGGCCTCGTCGTCAATGGGGTTTATGCTACTGAATTCTTTTTCGAGTTTGCCGATGTTCTCTCGTATTTCCTGAACTACTTCCTGAACATCCATTGTTTTTTGTTCAGATACACTCATAAAACCTCCTTGTTAAGAAGGGAGGCTAAATTAATTAACCTCCCCATTCAGCTTTAGCTGATGTTGGTTCTCGCTGTTCTTATTGCTACGCAGGCGTAATCTTTAGTGTTGAAAGTAGCCTTTGCCTCGCCTTTGGACATACCAACACATATGCCAGTCTGGTTGTCGTAATCGAAATCCTTCTCAACCCAGTTGACTCCGCCTCTTCCACCTTTAGGTTGACGGAACCCACCGAAAGCTATTACTCCGGCCTGCCTTCCTAAGAAAAGATTAGTAGCACCAGGCACATTGGCACCAACCCCCCAGTTAGATGCAATAGCTATATTGTCATGTGAATGGATCACTATTCCGTCCCAGATTCCTGGAGCACCTGTAAATAGAGGATTTTCGTCTCCTCTTACCTGTGCTTCCCTTTGAGCCTGTGCCCATTTTGCATCGCTGATCTTGAGGTCGTATTCACAATGAGGATGTAGCACGACAACATAGTAATCTTTCCCTTTGATTCTCACAGGTGGAATCTTAGGAGATGCTGTCTTTGCATAAGCTTTTGTCTTGCTCATAAGGTTAAGCGTAATAAGATCGGCTGCCGTAAGAGTTCCTGTGCTTGTAGCAGTACCGCCATAGTAAACTTTCGTTGGAGAAGTCGATAGTGCAGTAAACAGGGCATTATCTTTCTTCTCACCTATCCATATCTTCAGAGCATCATAGGCATCATTTCTGAGTTTGAATGCTACACGCTGTTCGGTCATGCGACCCTTTAGCTTCACGGCATTGCGAATCTGGTCGATTGTAACGTGGCAGGAGTAGTAATTCATCGCTTCTTCATTACCCTCCATGGTATTGTCGCCAGTTACGCCAGTACCTGTAAGAGCCATACGAAGCCCGAACGTCACCTTATCGCCTGGATTAGCATTCAACTCTGTTTTTTCCTCAATGATGCTATCAGGGCCTCCGATGAACCCCTGTGTGTCAAAAAACGTATCTGCACGGTATTCAACGAAGGTTCTATCTGACCAGCGTTTAACCGCCAAGGCATCACCTGTCAAAATTTCGGTTTCAGCCATTTTAAAAACCTCCTATGTTTCTCCCATCAAATAACGTCTCTGGACATCTGGAGGAAGTTTTTTAACTTGCTCCCAGGTCATTTCAGATAGTTTCGGTGTACTTACAGGAGCTTTTCCACCTTTGATTGACTTATGACCTTTTTCTTCGGCAAGTTTGTCAATAATCTCTTTTTTGCCTGCTTCTCTCTGTTTCTTCACAAAATCAGGCATCCCAGCTTTTTTCCTGAGTGCCATGTTGTAGAGCTCAAAAGCAGGGTTTTGAAGGCTGCTGATATATGTCCACAGTGCTGGAGTCTGTTCAAGTTCTGGTCTCATGTAATCAAACATTTCTTGAAAATCTGGAAATTCCTTGCGTGCAAATTTCTCATCAACGAGAATATTCACTCTCTGAAGGATATTCTGTAAGTATCTTGCAGCTCCTTCATTAAATTCAGCTCTCCAGAGTTTTTGAGTACCCTTCAAAAATTCAAAAGTGTCATTGGCACTTGCAACTTCCCTCAGAACGTCTTCCTCGTTTTCTGATGGTTTTTTTTGTTCAATCTGTTGTTTGTAAAAATCCCTTTCTCTTCTAAGAACATCGAGGTCCCTTTCGGCTTTTTCGGCCTTTTCCCTTAAGGCTTTCCAGTTCTTTTCCTGCTCAGTTTTGGGAAATTGTTCTTCCTTGAGAATTTCTTCTTCTGGAGTGGACGACTCTCCTTCTTGCTGCCCTTCTTCTGGAGTGGACGACTCTCCTTCTTGCTGCCCTTCTTCTGGAGGAATGGCGAATTCCTCCAATTCTTTTTCAGCCATAATAACCTCCTTAAAAACAAACCCGGTGGGCCAGAAAGGTCCACCGGGTTATAAAGTTCCTGCCAAAAGCAGGTTTTACACTATCCGTTTACCTAATTTATTTTAACTTTTTTTTCGCTATTCTTTCAAATTTTTCTATTGCTGTTATCCCGCCTTCGTTATAATTCACAGTTATATACCCTGTAAATTTATCATTCATTTCAAGTACCCTTTTAAATATCTCAAATAAAACATATTCCCAATTTAATTCATTGCGATGCTGAGACACCTTGACCTCCAGTGCCTCTTGCTGGCATCGAGACGCTCTGCAAAACATCTATTATTTCAGCCTTCTTTTCAGAAGGTATATCAGCAAACTCAAGAGCAATGGCAATTATCCTGGGATGTGGATACTGTTTTGCAAGTTCAAAGAATGTACTGAACATCATCAATCTATAAGTCGGTGAAACGGGAGATTCCATTGTCATAACATCGAATTTCCCAGCACTTGCATTTATATCATTTTCGACATTAGCGAGATTACCTTCTTCGTTGAATATTTGTCTATTAATAGTGATGAATCTATTTTCACCTATAACCCGGAATGTTTTCTCGTAGTTATATACTTGCTGCATCCCATCCAGTTTAAATCTGCCCAAAATTCGTTTGCTTCGCTTCAAATTGTCAAACAACGAGGCTATAGTCATAATAGCCTGCCTCTCTTTAACCTGGAGGGCGATGCCAGGTTCAACTTTTTCAGAAGGCCAATCCCTCACGCCAGAAATCATATCTATGTAATCACTACCCAATTTTTCAAGAAGAAGAATCCCTTGCGGAAATTGTGGTGGGATTATAGGTTTAATTTTGCCACCAGATAGTGCTCCTGCTCTTGTTTTTAATTTTAATCCAGCTTTGCCACCTGCTGTTGACAGAAGCTCTTCTACTTCTTTATCCAAAGCATCTTCTTCGTACATTATCCCCGAATGTGCTTGCGTCCCGATAATTTCCAGAATCTGGCAATGGCGTTTGTTAATTTCCTGTTGTGGGTCTCTTAGATTCCTTGTCATGCCCAGTATTACTTCCTCACCCTTCCAGTAAAGTCTGTAGGCATACAGGGGGACAAAAGGAAATGATTTTGCAAGAAACCCCTTCCTAAATGGCGATGGTTTATCGCTTAGTATGAGGTCGCCGAATAAGCTTTTGACTCTTATTTTTGTATCTATAATATTCCGCACTATGTAGCCGGGTAAATTTCTTAATTGTTGTTTTAAATCGCTACTAATTTCTTCTGAATCTATGATTTCCCCTTTTTGTGTATTGACAAATATTTCCTTTTCGGTGTATTCCTTGTACCAGTATTCGTCAATCCTGATCTGGCCAGACTTTTTGTCATAAGGTATATATTTGGGGTCCTTATAAAGGTCTTCTAAATGGATATCAACTGTTTTGATTGTGCTTTCTTCTGGTGCTTGATAATATTGTGTTTTCTCCTCTATTTCGGATTTTTTGTCAGGCCACAGTGCCTTAGCTTTACCTACATCAATCCAACTTAATCTCCAAAAATGATGCCCATCTTGTTTATCATACTGTTCGGCATTGCAATCAGGTATTATCCTCCACGGAGATTCGGTACCCATAATAAGTTCGCCATAAACAGGGTCTTTATCGTAATCTATATCTAATGTGAAATACCACAGACCACAGATAAGTGTATTTTTGAAGGCATCGGCCTCAAGCTGGTCCCAATCATTCTGATAATCAATGTGTTTGCTGAGCTGGTTAAAAATATCTGCTAAATCAACATCTCCTGATTCCACAGGCATATATCTAATGTCATATCTATTGTTTCTCTGGAATCCATCAACAGTGTTTATTTTTGAAAGTACCATATTGAATGAAATAATAGGTCTTTTCTCTCTATTAAGTTTCTGAATATCTTCATCAGCCCATTGCCCTGAACCTCCAATATAGAACTGAAAATCCTTTTCTGCTTCTTCAAGTAGTCTAACAACAGCATCTTTGTCGTTTTTGTATTGACTTTTGATATCCCTTAAATCAGGCATAATTCACTCTTTCTATAAGAATTTAAAAAACTTTTAAAATCATCCGAAACTGCTTTCAGCGGAACCTCCTCCATACATCCTAAAACAATCACATTATCCGTCATTATAATACCTACAGGTTTTTTAAATAGTTCGCTATATACGTGCCCGTACATGTATGCAGCTTCTCTTTCCTCCGGGTCAAATCCGAGAAATCGTTTGCTCTGAAACCACTCCATATGTCTAAACTCATTTTCAAGTTTATTCTCTTTGATAATATCAAATACCCTTCCCAGTGCCTGTTCAGGGTCCTGAACTTTTAAATATTCCTCATAGTTAGTAAAATCAACCATTGCTTCCTTTCATATGTTCTTCTATAACTTTTGCTACGTTATCGTAATGTAAATTTTTTGCTTTTATATCCAGCATATAAGTTTCCCATACCCATCCACACCCACTACAGATTCCATCCTCTGCGGGTTTTTCTTTCCAAACATAAGTGCCACATCGGGGACATGTCATCACTAATAATAATTTGCTCATTTCAATAATTCAATTTCATATCTTGCCCCGACATAAACTGCTCCATAAGAGCGATAGTCATTAACAATATCTCTTTTCCTCATTCCACCCTCTACCTTGAGATAAAAAACCGTATCTCCTACAACTCTCAAGGCATCAAACTGAACGCCTCCTCTGAATATCGGAGCATAATCAGAGCCCGCTATTTTACCCTCAAAAAAAGGAGCTAAAATCAATTCAGGCTTTAGTGGTGGCATAGGTTTCTTCCTTGCAAGGACTTCCGTTTCACCAGTTCTGGTATCTATGGTAGTAATTACTTCTGTTGTTCCTTTATAAGCAGTAACCTCTGCTGTAGCGGTTATCTGTTTACTCTCATCTTTAGCAATTATTTCAGGTAATTTCAATTCCTTTACGGATTTTTCTTTTTCAAGAACTTTTACTCTCTCAACAGGAACCATAATTTTTTGAATCTTTTTTGCTTTCTTTATCTCAACAACTGGTTTAAATTCGTCAACTTGTGGACTCTGCGGGATATGAAACCAATGTAAAAGACTTTGCCTGAGCATAACTCCCGCACCAATTATGATAAGCACGCCGAGAATGATAATGATAATATTTTTTTTACTCAACCAGGTCCTTATATTCATCTATAGACACCTTTGATTTTACTGCAACAGCCAATACAGCCTTTTTAACGATAGACATATCAGTTTTCATATCGTTTCTAATATCTGTCAGTCCTTGTATCATTTCTGTTTTAATTTCCTTTAACGCTTCCATTATTTCCTCCTTACATTCCTTACAATTATCTTCTTCGATAAACCTTTTTTCTTTTTGTCTTGCCCGTTGCTTCCCCCATTCCTCAATGTAACCCTTTGCTGCAATCCCCATAATAATGACCATTGCTGCACCAAGAATAATATAAAGAGAAAAGTCAAATTTCATTAAGAATCTCCTTCACATAGCATCTGTTTATCTTGAACGCCCACTGAGAACGTTTTGAGAATTTCTCAACATGAGAAAACCAGAGATTTTTGTTATGAGCATTTTTCTCTGTAAGTTTTCTGTCTCTCTGTAAATTTCCGAAACCTCCATTGTAACTCGATAAAGCCATACACCAGCGAGCCATTTCTGTTTGAGCAAAAGAACAGAGATTATACATCTGCTTGTTATAAAGTATTCCTGCTCTGATCCCCCATCGGGCTTGTAGCATTTGTACTGGTTCCCCGTTCAATAGGGTAGGATGTTTTTTCTTCATCTCCTCAAAAGTCACGTCAAGAACTTGCAGAAGACCATAGCTCGTAACTCCTGACCTTTCAAGTCTTATAGCTTGTTCTTTCCATGCTGATTCGGCTTTAATTTGTTTATCAAAAATAATTATAGGAGCTTCAGGCCAGAGTCGCTGATGTTCCTCCTGAAGGATAGGATAATAAGCCTTTCTTCGTTCATTAACAATAGAGGCATCACAAATATATAGAAATATAAGTGCAAAGCCTATGATGAACCAGAATAAAAGAAAGATATTTATTATCCTCACTGAAATCCTCCCCTTAAAAAGTTCAGAATCAGTGCCATAGAAATTATGACACTGATATAGATAAATACCCTTGCCATGAGCATTCCAACTGCGAGGATTGCGTGTGAACGTATAGGATATTTCCATGCTTCATTGAGCTTTTCGCCTACATCCCAGTTATATTTTCCGAATAAATTTTTTGATATGAAATGTGCAAGGATAGCGGCGAGTCCAAGAAAACCAGTGAGAATAGAGGCAGTATTAATACCATCTTTAATACCCCAATATAAGAGCCAGAAGGCAAACAGAAGCAGAGGCCATCCAAGTCTTTTGATTTCTTTTTTAATATTATCTATCTTTATAAATCTTTTTTTCTCCACTTTGATTTATGTCCCTGCTTTCACTTTTCTTTTATAATAAAAACGATTTCTCCTTCTCTGCTGGAACCAGATGACCCTGTAACCGTTATAGTAACTTTTACATTCTGGTTGCTAAGCCTATTGCCTTTAACACCCATCAAAATTTTTGTTCCATCAATCCAGGAACCCATAACAATTCCTTTGCCACCATCACTAACTGTATAAGTAGATATGGTCTCACTATCTAATAGTTCGGCGAAATCTATGCCAACTCCTATAACTATTTCATTCGGTTGTAAATTAAAAGAAAACATTATTCTCTATCCATCCTGAAAACCTTCAGTTCTCTATCCATCCTGAAAACCTTCAGTTCTCTATCCATCCTGAAAACCTTCAGTTCCTTGGTTACGAAAATATTATGCAATCCAAAAGCCTCAGCAGAGGCAATAGGAAGTGGACAAAGCTTAAAAACAAGTCTATGTGTACCGAACACCTCGGCAGAAGCAATAGGAAGTGGGTAAAGCCTGAAATCAAGTTTGTGTGTACCAAATGCCTCGGCAGAAGCAATAGGAAGTGGACAAAGCTTAAAAACAAGTCTATGTGTACCGAACACCTCGGCAGAAGCAATAGGAAGTGGGAAAAGCCTATAATTGAGTTTATTTAAGCCAAAGGCTTCAGCAGAAGCAACAGAAGATGGAAAGAGTCTAAAGTTAAGTTTATTTAGTCCGAATGC